TCTGCTAAGGATTGACGAATCTAAAGCAGACGCAAGAAAGAATACAAGGCGGTCAGTATGGGACCATACTTCTCATATTTGCTGCCTTTTTCTTTGCCCTGCTTTAGAAAAATAACTATTCACCCTATCCCACTCCAAGATGGGAGGATAAGATCATGGAAAAGAAAATTTTGAATGTCCCTTTTGAACTGAAAGCAGATGATGTTGAAGATTCTGGAATCTTCAAAGGATATGGCAGCATGTTCGGTGGTAAGCCAGACAGCCATGGAGATATCATCGTGTCAGGAGCCTTTTTAAAGACCCTTAATAATGGCGGGCGCAATGGTACTGGCATTGCTATGCTGTATCAACATGATGCCCGTCGTCCCATCGGAGTATGGACTGAGCTGAAAGAAGATAAGCGAGGGCTCAAGGTCACTGGCCAGCTTGCCATGAAAACTCAAGATGGTAATACGACGTTTGAGTTAATAAAAATAGGAGCTCTCAGGGGATTGAGTATTGGCTACGACACAGTTCAACGTGAAGTAGACGAAAAGAAAAAGGTGAACTATTTGAAAGAAGTAGAATTGTGGGAAATTAGTCCTGTAACATTCGGGGCCAATCTTCGTGCACAGGTTACTGCGGTTAAGGAACAGGAGTTCAAGGAACAATTACAACAGGCTGAGACTGAGCGAGATCTGGAAAAGCTTTTGAGGGAATCAGGATATTCCAAGACCGATGCTCAAATTTTCCTTAGTCGGCACAAGACGGCCTTGAGGGATTCAGGGACGGTGGATATGGATGGGCTTTCGATGATACTGGAGAGCCTGAAGAAAGCTAACTCAGAATTTTAGGCATATCAATTAATAGTAAGTTGGAAAAGGGAGGATTTGGTTATGGATAAGTATTTGACGAAAGATGCAGGCGGAGCCAAAGAGCCTGAGGTTGTAAAGCTTGTTAAAGCAGAGATTGAAAAACTGGGCGAAAACACCAAGGCCAATTATGATGAACTTCGCAAGGCTCATGAAGATTTGAAGAAGTTGGTCGATGAGAAAGACAACGGAATGGATGTTCTTGTCAAAGCACAGGCCGTAAAATTAACCGAAGACATTACAACCCGGCAGGATGCATTGGATGTAAAGAATGCCAAGGACATTGCAGATGCTAATGCTAAGGTCGAGACTGACATTATGGCGAAGTTGGATGAGTTGGCGACCAAGCGGATTGATGCCGTTGAGGCAGCCATGAAGCGAGTCCCGTTGGGCGGGGCACAGTCGGCAGATGCAATTGCTCAGGAACAGAAGGATGCCAGGGATTTTCAGTTTAATGCCTTAGTGGTTCAAAAGGATGGGGTTGGGGTTACATCAGATCAAGAAGATGCGATAAAACCCGATGTAGAGGCATTTCGAGCATATCGCAAAGCACTTATTTCCTTTCTCCGTAAGGATGAAAGGCTGCTTGATCCTACAAATGTTAAGGCCCTGACGGTCGCCATCGATCCTGATGGTGGATATACCGTTACTCCTTATATGAGTTCTCGTATTACCAAGCGGCTGTATGAGGTTGATCCCATTCGTCAGCTTGCTACGGTGGAATCTATTACTACAGGCGCCATCGAGTTCATGGTTGATTTCGATGAGGCCGGTTGGGGATGGGAAGGCGAGACTGAAGCAGGAGCAGAGACTACAACTCCTCAGCTTTATAAGAAACGCATTCCGGTTCATGTGATGTATGCCAAGCCGAGGGCAAGTCAGACATTGCTTGAGGACTCAGGGATTAACATTGAAAACTGGTTGGCTGATAAGGTAGCTAGCCGCTTTATCAGAGGTGAGGGAGTTGCATTTGTTACTGGCGATGGGGTAGGTAAGCCTAGAGGCTTTAATACCTACAACAATTATACCACCGCTGGAGTTGATCAGTGGGGTGCCATAGAACGAACCAATATGCGAGCCGCTGCGGCCCTTACCGCCGATGGATTTATTGCAGTCAAGTATAGCCTGGTTGAGCAGTATTTGAATCGAGGCACTTGGGTAATGAACAGGGGCACTGTGGCTGATGCAATGTATCTTAAAGATGGTGCAGGGCGCTATATTTGGAAGCCTGGTTTTCAGGACGATGCAACAAGTACCATCTTGGGCCTGCCGGTGCGAATGAGTACTACGATGCCTGCTGTTGCTGCTGGTATTAGAGCTGTGGCATTAGCCGATTGGACAGAGGCTTATATGATCGTTGATCGTCTTGGAGTCACCATTCAAAGAGATCCATTTACCGTTAAACCGATGGTTGAGTTCTATACCCGGAAGCGAGTTGGTGGCGATGTCGTCAACTATCAAGCAATTAAACTTGGCAATATTGCCGTATAGTTTTGGTTATGCAGATAATGCAACCAATTATACAAGATAAGGAGGCAATATTATGGGTGGAGTAAGAGACGGTTTCAGTAATTTCAAGTTCTTTGAAGCCCTTGCACCATCAACTTATGATGGAACAACTTTTGCTAGCTTGACTGGGGCAACTGTTGATAGGCAAGGATATGAAACAGTAACCTTTGTTGTTCATGGTGGGGAAGGATCAAGAGAAGCTTCTGCACAGATTTCCGTAACTTCTTGTGCTTGGATTCGGATGCAGCATGGAGCAAGTAATGTCGCCGGCACTGTTATATGGGCAAATTGCTCTGCGGAACACATTCTCGTTGATTTGCGATTAAGTGGAGCTGCTGCTGGAGCGAATACTTCAGGATTTATAAGTGGAAGTATGGGAGTCCTGAATGTGAGCAATGCTGGTTCTGGATTGACCGCTGGTACATTCTTCTGCCTTGGTGGAGTGAGTGCAGATTTGCAGAGTTATTGGGAATCTCAGGCTTTTGCGGCAGGTTATATTGGTAGTGAGAGATGGGTACGGCTTGTAGTGTCAGTTAGTAATGCTGGTGATACAAGTACGGTCGCTCTTGCTGGAATTGCAATACTTGGCAAAGAAGCTGATTGGCCTGTTAACTTTGAACGCAATGTTGGATAACAGGCAATTTTTAATTGAAATGAGGCAGGTTGGAAAAAGTCTTCAGCCTGTCTCAAAGAGAAGATAAGGAGGACTATATTATGGGTGGAGTACGAGATGGTTATTCAAACTTTAGATTTTTTGAACACATGAGTCCACAGGTTTATGAACCTGCGGCAGCGGCAACTGTTACAGGGGCCACAGTTGATATGATGGGGTATGAGACATTAACTTTTCTTTTTGCTTGGAATGAAGCATCCGGGGAAGCATCTGGCGATATAAGCATGGATTTCGATTCCGGTTTTTGGATTCGGATGGAGCATGGGGAAAGCAATGATGCAGGGACTGTTATATGGGCAAATTGCCAAGCCTCACATATGCTTATTGATGTAACCCATAGTGGGCAGTGGTCAGATTATTTAAGCGCTTCTTATGCATTGATGCAGACTGGTTCAGAGGGTGGTGGCCCAGCATCAGGGACATGGGGAGCATGGGGAGTTCAGGTAGCTTCAATTTCTGATGCCATGTCTCGTGTATATGCTGCGGGTTATATAGGCAAGAAACGATGGGTCCGTAATTTACTTTCAGTGAGTAATGCTGGAAATGTTGACGGGGTTACAGTTGCCTGTTATGCCATTCAGGGGTTAGAGGCCGATTGGCCGATTAACTTTGTCAAACATGATACGACATTAGGGGTTGTTTAGGAACGAAATAATGGGATGGTTAGGGCTTCGGCCCTAACCTAACCTGAATAAAGGAGGAGGATTGTTATGCCTCAAGATGATACTTATCAAACAAATGTGTATCAGCCCCACGGAGGAAATGATTTAGAAATTGGAAGTAGTGGAGATCTTACTGTTGAATCCGATGGGGCAATAACGGGCCTCAGCGGAGGGTCAATGGCTTGTTCTGCTGCTTTTGATTTCTTTCTTGCCGGGGAGACTTTTTTTACTGATCGGATGCGGAACGCATTGATGGGCAAAGGGAGATGGTCAGTTGTTGTTAATTCGGCGGCTGGTGAAATTTCAGCAACAATGGGGCCAAATATTACTTCTTTTAATGGGGTCAATGCAGCCCCGGTTACTCCATCTCGGACAGGATTCATTGTATTTTCTTTGGCAAACG